TTTACATTAAGGAGATAAAAATGAAAAAGATAGACGCAGAAAAACAACCTGGTCTTGCAGCTTTAAAAAAGAAAAGACCAGATGTTACAAAAAAAATGGGCTTTATGAAAAAAGGTGGAAGTCCAAAGAAAATGATGGGTGGTGGCATGATGGATCCCAACAAAAAAATGATGGGTGGTGGCATGATGGGTTACATGGCTGGTGGTTCACCAAAGGTAGAAAAAGGTATTGAAGTTATAAAAATGCCTCAAGAAATACCAACACCAAAAGCAGGACAACCATTAACAGTAGCTGCCAAAGGTCATAAAGGTTACAGTAAAAAAGTAACAATTACATAGGAGGATAATATGAAACTTATTAAGGATGTAATAGAGTGGCTTAAAGAATGGAACGATTGGAATATGAAAGACTGGATTAAAGCTGGTATCATATGTGGAGTCGTTATCATGATTTTAGGATCAATCTAAATGTGGCAACTATTAGCTAAGCCTCTTCTCGGAGTCGTAACAGACTCCGTGAAAGGTTTTGTCGAGACAAAAAAATTAAAAAGCGAAGTTAAGATTGCTCAAATAGCAGCGGAAAAAAAGAAAAACGAAGACATAGCTACAGGTAAAATTAAGTGGGAACAAAGTGCTGTCGATCAAATGAAGGGCAGCTGGAAAGACGAATTTGTTTTACTAGCCCTAATGATTCCTGCGATTTGTTCGTTTATAGGACCATTAAGACCACACATAGCAGAAGGCTTTGAGGTTCTTTCAAATTTACCAGAGTATTACACCCACCTCTTATATTTAGCCTGCAGTGTCAGTCTAGGGGTTAGAGCGGTACCTGGCATAAAAGGAATGATTAGTAAAAAGAAATAGTATATGGATCCATTAGAATTAATTGAAGAATTAAACAAAATACTTAAGAATAATAAAAGAACAATAGAAGATGTTGTATTGACAGGAGGTGCAACAGACTATACTAATTACATGTATCTAATGGGTCAATTAAAATCATTAGATAATGTAGAACAAGAATACAAAGAGTTCTTGCAAAAAAGGAGAATACAAGTTGAGTAAACCAATACCAGATAAAGTGCTTAATTTCGGCACAGCAAAAAAAGAACAGGAAGAACAACCTGACGTTGCAAAAATCAATAAAAAATTAACAGATAGATTACCTAAACCCACTGGTTGGAGAATAGTAATTTTACCTTATAAAGGCACAGGTAAAACAAAAGGTGGTGTTATATTATCAGATCAAACAGTAGAAATGCAATCCGTAAGCACAACCTGTGGATATGTTTTAGCAGTTGGACCTGATGCATACAAAGATTCAAACAGATTCCCGGAAGGTCCGTGGTGTAAAGAGAAAGACTGGGTCATCTTTGGTAGATACGCAGGCTCAAGACTAAGTATAGAAGGTGGAGAGATACGTATTTTAAATGATGATGAAATATTAGCAACAATCGAGAATCCAGAGGATATCTTGCATTTATATTAATAACATGGAGGAGCCATGCCTGAACAACAAATAAACACGGCAAAAGATGAACCTGTCGTAAGCATTCCAACTGAAGGAGACTCAATAGATGTCAATCTACAGGAAGAAAGCAAAACAGAAAAAAAAGATGAGACACAACCACAAGTTGTAACTCAAGAAACAGAAGGTGAGGAGCTAGAAGACTATAGCGATAAAGTCAAAACTAGAATTAATAAACTCACAGGTAAATTACGTGAAGCTGAAAGAAGAGAACAAGCATCTTTTCAATATGCTAAACGTGTTGCAGATGAAAATAAAAAATTAAAAGCTCAGAAAAATAGTTTAGATAATTCTTACATACAAGAGTTTGCAGCTAGAACTGAAATAGAGACAAAAAAGGCTGAAACTGATTTGCAGAGAGCAATTGAAGCAAATGATGCACAAGCACAAGTTGAGGCTAATAAAGCATTAGCAAAGTTATCTATTGACAATGAGCGTCTATTAGCTACAAAAGAAGCTAAGGAAAATAAAAAGGAAGATCAAGAAGAGGATATAACACCTCCTCAAGATACTCCTAAAAAAATAGATCCTAAAGCTGAAGCATGGGCTGAAAATAATCCATGGTTCGGTAAAGACGAGGCAATGACTTACGCTAGTTTCGGCATACACAAGAACCTAGTTGAAGAAAAGCAGATGAATCCAAACTCTGATGAGTATTATGCCGCAGTCGATAAAAGGATGAGAGAAGAGTTTCCCCATAAGTTTGGGGCAAATAGTTCGGAAACTACGAGACCCGTCCAACCCGTAGCTTCTGCTGGTCGTTCTACAACGCAATCAACATCAGGACGCAAAACAGTTAGACTATCTCCGAGCCAAGTCCATATCGCCAAAAGACTTGGAGTACCTCTGGAGGAATACGCTAAATACGTGAAGGAGTAATAGCAATGGAAGATAAAACAACCAAGAAGACCTCACGCACTGATGCTACTCGTGAAAAAACAAAGAGAGCACAACCTTGGCGCCCACCGTCAAGCTTAGAAGCGCCGCCTGCGCCTCCAGGATTTAAACATAGGTGGATAAGAGCTGAAACATTAGGAACCGAAGACAGAAAGAATATGGCTGGTAGACTTCGAGAAGGATTCGAGCTAGTTCGTGCTGATGAGTTTCCTGATTTTCACGCACCTACAATTGAAAATGGATCGCATGCTGGTGTCATAGGAGTTGGTGGATTATTGCTTGCTCGTATACCTGAAGATATTGTTGAACAGAGATCTGAGTATTTTGCAGAACAAACTAAGACGCAAGAGGAATCTGTAGAAAACAATTTATTCAAAGAGCAGCATAGAAGTATGCCTATTTCAGCCGACAGGCAGAGTAGGGTTACTTTTGGTAGTGGTAGAGGCAACGACAAAAATTAATTTTTTGTTATGAGTCCTATCACTTTTTAACTAACTGGTTAAGGAGGACTTATAACCATGGCAAACAAAGACGCACCATTCGGTTTTAGACCTGCAAAGATGTTGGGTGGAGCACCTTTTAATAACGGCCAAACAAGTTATGGCATAGCAAGTGGATATAACACAAATATATTTACTGGCGATGCAGTTGAATTGCACACAGACGGTACTGTTACCGTTGGTGCCGCAGCAGCAACTAATTTAATTGGCGTATTTAACGGATGTTTTTACACTGACTCAACAGGTAAGCCGACATACTCAAAACACTGGCCAGCTGACACAGTAGCTAGTGATGCAGTAGCATTTGTCATCGATAATCCAAACGTGATTTTCGTGGCACAAGAAGACAGCACCGATATTGGGGCCTCATGGCCTGCTAATAGAGGATCGAATGCTGACTTAGTATCAACTCATGCAGGTAGTGTGAAAACTGGAAGATCTGGACAAGAACTAGATTCTAGTACAATCACTGCTGCAACAGCTCAATTTAGAATAATTGACCTTGACACTGATGAGTACAACAATGAATCATCAAGTGCTAACGGAAACTATCTCGTTAGAATCAACGAAGGTCTTCATTATGCTAATACTGCTGGTATCTAATAGGAAGGACTAATAAATGGCTATATCAAGAAGTCAACTCGTAAAAGAGTTAGAACCTGGTCTTAATGCATTGTTTGGTCTTGAATATGCAAGATACGAGCAGGAGTGGTCAGAAATTTTTGACACAGAAACTTCAGACAGAGCGTTTGAAGAAGAAGTAGAACTTTCTGGCTTCGGTAGTGCACCGGTTAAAGCTGAAGGAGCAAGCGTACAATTTGACGATGCTACAGAAGCTTTCACTAGTCGTTACTCACACGAAACAATTGCTTTAGCATTTGCTATTACTGAGGAAGCAGTAGAGGACAACCTTTACGATAGCCTAAGTTCTAGATACACAAAAGCTCTAGCACGTTCAATGGCCAACGCTAAAGAAATTAAGGGTGCTAATGTTCTTAACAGAGCATTTAACTCTTCATTTACTGGTGGTGACGGTGTTGAATTATGTTCAACTGCACACTTAACAGTAGCAGGTGGCAACTATGCCAACGAACTATCAACATCAGCTGACTTGAACGAAACATCTTTAGAACAAGCATTAATTGACATTGCTGGTTTTATTGACAATCGTGGACTTAAAATCGCTGTTAAAGCGACTAAGATGATCATTCCAGTTAATCTTCAGTTTGTAGCTGAAAGATTAATGAAGAGTCAGTTAAGAACTGCAACTTCAGATAATGACATTAATGCAATCGCCAACATGGGTATGATCCCTGGCGGATACGTTATCAATCATTATTTGACAGATACAGACGCATTCTTCTTAAAAACTGATGCTCCAAATGGTTTGAAGCATTTTACTCGTGCACCAATCAAAACTTCTATGGAAGGCGATTTTGATACAGGTAACGTAAGATACAAAGCTAGAGAGAGATATTCATTTGGATTCTCTGATCCTAGAGGTATCTTTGGTTCACCAGGCGCATAATAAATAAAAATGGAATGGGGGTATATCCCCCATTCTTTCTTGCAAAATATTTCAAAAAAAGTATATATTAAATATAGTTACGTAGACTGCTAACGCAGACGATATAGAGACTATGTAACAAGGTCTATATAACCAAGGAGGTTTAAAATGGCAAACTCAACATTCAGCGGTCCAGTAAGATCAGAAGGTGGTTTTAATGTAATTAACAAAGCTACTGCCACTGGCACCGTCACAGAAACAGGTTTTTCTGTAAACTCTACTGGTCAACTAGTTTCTATGGGAACTAGAAAAATACAATCATTTGTAGGTACATTAGCTAGCACAAATGCAGCATCAACAGCATATGGTGATGGTGATGTTCTAGTAGAATTAGGTGCACTAAATACAGACGCACCTGATGGCTTAGTAACACCTAGCAAATTTTTTATACATAAAGCATTAATTGGTATAACCACAGCTGCAGGTGAAACCTTGGTTGGTGGACTTTCATTAAGTGCAACTTCTGGCACAGCTACAAATACAGCTGTATCATCTGGAACAGAAATAGTTGGTGCAGGTGTTGCATCTTTTAATCCAAGAATTTCTGCTACAGATTCAGTGACAGAGGTAGACGTTAACTTTAACAACACAGCAGGAAACTATCATGTGTTTGCACCAAATATTACAGCAGCTATTGCAAGTAAAAATTTATACGCTTTTGCAACAACTGCGGTTAATGCTGATATTACCGCTGGAAGATTTACAGTGGAGTTAGAATACTCAGTATACTAATAAATTAGTGGGGCTTCGGCCCCACATGTTCTTGATTAAGGAGGGAACATGGCAGATACAGTAACAGGACCAACAATACTACAACAAAACGATAACAGAGTTGTTATCAAAATAGTTGTACAATCAGACGGATCAGGTAGCACAACAGTTATGGGCGATGTTTCAGCATTAGATGCTAGAAAAGATGGCACAGCTGTAGCACATTTAGGTTTACTTAGAGTTTGGTATTCTTGTCAAGGTGGAGATGGGGGTAACTCTTTTGCACGTTTAGATGAAGAAGATTCAGATGGAGATATTCCTATAATTGGATTGACAGGCGCAGCATATTGGGATTTTAGAGAGTTTGGTGGAATACCAGCAGACAAATCTAGTAACAGTAATCAAAGCGATGTAAATTTCGTTATACCTAGTACAGCTGATTCAGGCAACATGTACACAGTTATAGCAGAGTTTCAAAAAATATATTAGGAGTAACATATGCCTACATACTCAGGTACTAACGCATTTACTCTTACAATAGAAGAGGTTATAGCAGAATCATATGAACGATGTGGTTTGTTTGTAAGATCTGGTTATGACTTAAAAACATCTAGAAGAAGTTTAAATTTACTTTTTGCTGAATGGGCAAATAGAGGCCTTAATCTTTGGACAATAGAACAAAGGACAAAGACTCTTACTGCTGGCACATCGTCTTATGACTTAGACACAGATTTAGTTGATATATTATCTGCCGTAGTAACTGAAGCTAGTGACACCACAGTTGACAGACAAATAGAAAGAATTAGTAGAGCAGAATATTTAAACATTTCTAAAAAATCTACTTCAGGTTCACCTACACAATTTTATATTGAGAGAACTATAACACCTAAATTATATGTGTATCCAACACCTGACTCTGCTGACACTTTTAAATATTATGCGATGAGTAGAATACAAGATGCAGGATCTTATACAAATAATCCAGAAATACCTTTTAGATTTTTACCATGTTTAGTATCTGGTTTAGCTTACTATATTGCAATGAAAAAAGCACCCGATAGAATAGGGTTATTAAAACAAGTTTATGAAGATGAGTGGATGAGAGCATCATCAGAAGATAGCACAAGATCAGGTATTAAGATTGTGCCTGATATAGGAGTAATATAATGGCAAGAGCTAGTGGTAAATATTCAAAAGCTATATCAGATAGAAGTGGTTTTGCTTTTCCATATTCAGAAATGATTAAAGAGCACGATGGTGTGCTTGTACACAAATCAGAGTTTGAACCAGAACATCCACAAGAAGATAATCCTGCTACACATAGAGCAGATGCAGAAGCTCTAAAAGATGCTAGACCTGACAGGTCAGAGCCTGTACAAGTTATAGTAGGTACAAAAACTTTTTTTGATCAAAACAATACAATGTCACCACAAAAACAAAAAACAATTATAATGAAAGCATCAGTTAGTGGTGTAACCGTGAGTGTATCATGACAACATATTCAGAATTAGTAACACAAATTAGAGATTATACAGAGGTAAGTACAGATGTTTTATCTGATACAATTGTAAATGATTTTATAGAACATACAGAAAACAGAATATTTAGAGACGTAGACATCGATGTATTTAAATCTAATCAAACTGCAAACCTAACAGCAAATAATCCTTTTGTATCATTACCAGGAGGATCAGCACCTGACCCTACATCTTTAGGTACAATAAGAACTATGCATATCTTTCCAGCATCTGGAACACCAACAAGAACGATGTTAGAACAAAGAGATGTATCTTTCATGACAGAATATGCACCAGATAGAACAGCAACTGCTACACCAGTGTACTGGGCTTGGTGGGATCATAACTCATTAATAGTTGCACCTACACCAGATCTTGCATATAATGTAGAACTGGGAATCACAAGATTACCAACAAGATTGTCTAGTACAAATACAAGTTCTTGGATTGGCAGTAATGCACCAAGTGCTTTATTATACGGATGTCTTGCCGAAGCCTTTAAGTTTTTAAAAGGCCCAGCAGAAATGCTGCAATTATACGAACAATCATATCAACGATCAATACAAGAGTTAGCTATAGAGCAACAAGGTAGACATCGTAGAGATGAGTATATGCACGGGGCAATAAGATTGCCTATTAAATCAACAAGTCCATAAGGAGGATAAAAAATGGCAATAACACAAGCTGTGTGCACTAGTTTTAAACAAGAACTTTTAACTGGCACTCATAACTTTACAGCAACATCAGGTGATACCTTTAAGATTGCATTGTATACAAGTTCAGCTTCTTTAGATGCTTCGACTACTGCTTTCAGTACGTCTAACGAAGTATCTGATTCAGGAACTTACAGCTCTGGTGGTGGAACATTAACAAGTGTTACTCCAACTACATCTGGTACAACTGCTATTTGTGATTTTTCAGACATATCTTTTACTTCTGCAACTATAACAGCAAGAGGAGCTTTAATTTATAACAGCAGTGACTCTAACAA